TTCTATAAAATATATTATTTTTCTAAAATATTCCTAACTTCTTTCTTTGTAAGATAAGTGAGTTTCTTATCTCTACAGGACTTGCTTTTTGTATATAATGCTTACTTGTAACTGTACTACTAACATGATTTGCATAGCTAGAAGCAAGCCCTAATCCTCCCAAATTATTTATAAGATTTATTGATGTTTTCCTAAGTGTATGAGGATATAAATCAGAAATATCCAAAATTAATCCCATTTTCTTTACTCTTTGCCTTATAGCTCCTTGGCTCATTTTTCTATACTCATTCCCATATTTTGTTATGAATAGCCATTCTGAATCTATCCCTTTTTCTATTCTTGTATTTATCCACTCTTGTAGTAATTCTTTGCATTTATCAAAAAAGAATACATTTACAATATATCCCTCCTTTTCTCTAACTTCTTCAAAGAAACCTTCATCTAATCTAAGTTGCTCAATTTTTAAATTCTGAATAGCACTTATTCTGCAAGCACTATCCAAAAATAATTCCCATAATATTTGGTCCTGGATATCATATTTCTTATTTTGAAATTTCATAACAAGCCTAACTGTTAATATCTGCTCAGCATTTAAAAAGTAGCTTTTTCTAATTTTATCTTTATCTGTAAACTTCAACTTATCTAGTTTATCTGTGAAAGGATGAAATTTTATTTTATTTCTTCTCACACACCAAGAATAAAAACTACTAATTGCAGTAACTTTATTCATCAAAGTTCTTTTACTGTTACCCTTATTTCTACAATAATTACGATATTTTTCTATTATTGAGGGCATATCCTTCAAAGTATCTTTTCCTAACAAAGCCTTATTTTTATAAGTATCTTCCAACCAAATTAGAAACAACTTAAAATTATTAATATAAGTTTTGTAAGTTGTATTCCATGTATCCCAGTTATTTGCCTTACAACTTTCTAAATACTCCAAATAAATTTCACTATTTTCTTTTTTGAATTTCCTTAACATTATTTCTTCCATAATGCACCTCCTAAAATTGTTAGGTACATTATATAAAGTAAAAGTGAATAGATTGGAAAATCTCTACACATATAGAGAGTTTAATAATTATGCTCAAATAAAAGATGTAACAAGTATTACAGCTAGAGTATATACAGTTGGAAAATTAGCAATTACAAGTGTAATAGTCGAAACTTCTAAAGTAATTGGAAAAACAACGATAAAATTTCCAATTAAATATAAAGTATCACCATTTGTAACATTTCAAGATAATGATACTGCCTCAACTCCACCTGGACCTCTTGGAATCAATTGGACTAGTTTGGATTCCGTAGAAGTTCAGGGGTTTAATGGTGGTTTCACAATGCTAGTAGTTGGAGCAATTTAATTTAGCTATTTAATAGACTATATACGTCCAATAGCAAATATCATAAAACCTGCATTGAGTCCAGATACATCAACATAATTATTTGTACTCCAACCAATACGATAGTTTGAACTTGATTCTGTCAAAGAAAAATCATTATCTGTTACAGTAACAAAAGGAATCCCTTTAAATGTTACTGGAAAAGTTAGTCTAGTTTTATTTATAATTCTATCAAAATTATAAGTATTTATCTGTATCATAACACCTGAAAGTTTAATAATTTGGGATGTCATACTTACACAGCCTGTAATTGTTTCCCAGTTTTCTTTATATTCAAAATTAAATAGATTTTCCAATCTCTTTCTATTTCCCCAGATTGAAAGTTCTTCAAATTTTACATCAGGGACACTGATTCTTCTGTTTTGAGTTTCTTTACAGATATAAAACTTCTTGTTTGCTGGAAAATAATAAACATTTCCTTGTATTGCTTCATTCAAAGGAAATTTACCATCTTCTTTGCCAACAGCAGCAACAACTCTATCTTCAATTTCTTGTGCTGTTCCATCATATTCACCTTTTTGAGTGTAATTTGCTTCTAAGTACTCTTTTGTTATATATAAATCTTTACCATCATTATGAACAACAACAGATCCTGTATTTGATGAAATTAAATTTATTTTTACTTCCATTCTGTGAGGTCCATCTGCTTCAGGTGGAATCCAAGAAGTCTCATCTCCATCATTCATATAAAAATATAGAACTTCTACTCCTTCATCTAATACATATATTCCTGTTTCTCTAGGGAAATAGCCTTCTTCTAAAGAAACATTATCTATAACAGTTGTTAGTACTACAGCATCTCCTTTTTGTTCTTTACTTAATATTGATTTTTCTATTTTTATATTTTTAATATCAATTAAATCAGCAGGATTTTCATTATCTATCAGTTTTCCGTCTCCAAATTTCATTTTTGTAAATTGAATAGGAGTAGAACTAGCCTGACATTTTGCAAGATATGCTCTTCCTTTTTTTGTTAATCCACTAAATTTCATTTTATAATCTCCTTTCTAATCTGTTTGTATGCTCCTAAGAATAGATTTTTCTTTACATCTATATCTTCCCCAGCATTAACTCTTTTTCCACTTATAAATACTTCTTTGTATCCTAAAACATTATATTCATATTTTTTTTCTTTCAATAAATAAAAAGCTTCTAAGATACTTCTAACATTTTTATACTCCTCTATAAGTGATAAAACATTTTTTAACCAATCCTTCTCCTTACTTTCATTCACTGTTGTAAGCCTAAATGTAAAAGGTCTCCCTCCATACTCAAACCATTCTTCAATTTTTATTTCATAATTTAAATTTTTTAATTGAGAAATTACAGCAGTCTTAGTTCCTTTTTTTGAATGAACCCAATATGCAGACTTTATTAATTTTATTTTGATTTTTCTGTCTAAGTCTACTCTATATTTATCTATATTAAAAAACCAAGCAATTTCATCTAAAACATTATCTTCTTGTACTTCAAGATTATAAAAAAGTGCTAAAGTTTCAATTTTATCTACGATATAAGTTTTAAAAATTTTTTCAATGCTCTTAGAAAAGGCTGTTAGATTTTTATATTTTTTTAAGTTCTCAGGAAATATTGCTGTGTAACTTGCTCGCTCTAACTTATTCATCTTCCTCACCTATATACTTTATGCTCTTAGTCAGTTCTTTTGCTACAGTATCTTTTTCTATTTTTTGAAAAGCAGGACTTGTTATTTCTACTCTTTTAGCTCCTGCTAATATTATTAATTGTGTTAATTTATTTGGATTTATATCTCTTCCTAGTTTTTCTTTTTGCCAATAAATATATTCATTGAAAGCTGCTTCTACTTCTTTTTTTACCAAAATAGGGTTATCCCCTTTCTTAGTCCAATATTTAATGTCTATGTTATACGATTGTACTTTTGGCTTTTCTATTTCAATTTTATCTGTTAATGGTCTTACATCATCAGCTAATTTTTCTTTAATTTTTTCTAATATTTCTTGACTAGGTAATTCTCCATTTTTCAATAACGGAATAATTTTTACAACTCCAGGTGTTGATGGAGGAGTATAAATATAAGAATCTTTAATATCTTGGTGTGATGTTAATGTATAATATTGATAAGCACCATGAGGTCCTGCTACTGAAAAGGCTCTAGGTCTTAACCTTATTCTGTTTCGATACTCTTCGTCTCCCTCTTTATCAGCACCACCAGATGTTTTAGTTATATTTGAGACTGATAATAGGTAAGGGATATCATCTACAATTGTATTTATTGCTCCAATTTCTATATCATTTCCTATTAGTCCAGAGGTTAAACATCTTACCTTCCCTACTACTGTTCTTCTTCCTGGTTCTAATATTATTGTTTCGATACTCTCGAAGTATAAATTATCTTTTGCTACTTTATGTCCTTTTGGTATTATTTTTCTTTCATCAAATATTTTAGAAAAAGTATATTCTATAGAACATTCAGCTTCTTTTTCGGTTATTCTTGAAACATCTACAAGTGCACCTAAAGCATCTAAATATTTTCCTTGTGAATACTGAAGTAAGTTCATTTTTCCTATAAAATTCATATAATCTTTAGATATACATACCAAATATGTAACCCAATCAATAAAATCTTCTGCTGGATCTCCTGCCTCAACTTTTGATTGCATAATTTCTTCATATCCATTTTTTAATTCTTTTTTTATTTGCTCAGTATCAAAATCTATAAATGTAAATTTATCCATCTTTAACATCTCCAATGACAACTATTTTTATTTTAGCTAATTCTTGATTTTCTAATATTTTTATTTCTTCTACATTGAATCGAGGTTCTTCTTTTTCAATTTCTTCCATACAATCTGCTATAATCTCTGCATTAACTATCTCAATAGGTTCATCAATATAATTAAAATTAATTCCTTTTTCTCTAGCTAATACAACATTTCCTCTTATTCTTGAAACAATATTTTCAATATTTTGAATAATTTCTTCTGTTCTATTTTTTCTAAATTTATAATTTCTTTCTTTTGAAGAGTCTATGTATATTTCCATTAGTTATACTCCTTCAATTCTATTTTTAAATCCATTTTAGTCGGAACTCCAAAAGCATTATATCCTTTAGGATCTTCTCCTATACTGGTAATAACATAATTTCCAATCTTTTTTCCTCCAAGTATAAGTCTTAAAACTTTTCCTTCCTTCAAAAAAGTTTCTAACTTCTTTTTTTCTTTATCTACATTTACTTTGAAAAAACGATTTAAATGAATTGAAAAACTTATGTTTTCGAGCTCTAATCCATCAAACTGTATTTTGGGTTTTTCTCCAATAATTTTATGTTCTATCCATCTTGAAGACATACTTCTTGAAAATGAATTATATGTCTTTGTGTAGATTGAACTTGTAAAAAATACATAATTTCCTAGACTACCAACTATCATTCAGGACCTCCTGTTTTATCTCCACCAGCTTTTACTTTGCTATGGGAATGAGATTTTAAAGATATTCCACTTGTTGTAACATCTTCACTAGCATCTAATTTTCCTTTTATATTTACAGAACCATCTATATCAATATCCCCAACAATTTTAGTTTTTGGACATTCTATTTTTATGCTTTGAGCAACTATTTCTATTTGATTTTTACAATTTATATATAATTTAGAATTATTTTCATCATATGAAATTATAGTTCCATCATTAAAAACAGTTATTTCCACTCCTGCTCCTGCTCCAGCTGGTACAGGTGTTGCTTCATCATATCCAGAACCTAAATAAAAACCATTGAAAGTATTTTCAGGAAATACACAAATTCCAACTTCACCAATCTTAGGAAATGAATAATGTTTTGTTCCTTCTGTTCTTCCTTGTAAAACTGGAATTTCTACAGAAGGAATGTCAATATCTTCAAACGTTACTTTTATAGTTCCTTTTTCAGGAAAGATGCTTGATACAGTTCCATACCTAATCATTTTCCACCTCAAACTCTATTATTTTATGAATTTCAGCATTTATTTTATAAGATAAAAAATCAATTTTTAAATCATCTATCATATATTTCCCAGAGAAATTTCCAAAATCATTTAAAATAATTGCGTCTCCAACTGATATTAATTCACTTGTTCCCATAAAAGATATATTTCCTTTTACTTCTCTTTTATTTTTATCTCTTAAAGCTTTTTTAGCTATTTCTAGTAGTTGCTTTTCAACTTCTTGAGCATTCTTACCAGTTACTTGTTTATCCTCATTTATAAATAAGTTTCTTTTAGTTTGCTTTTTATATGAGTTCCTATTTTTTATTTTAAAAGTTTTTTCTATTTTCTTTTTTTTCTTGTAGTTATAGTAACTTATGGTACAGCTCGAATAGCTATCAGTGTCTTCTGTTGAAAAACTATAACTCTCTAATTGATTTTTAAAAAATATTTTCTTAGCTTCTTTTTTTTCATATTCTTCTTCTTCAAAAGCTATAATTTTGTTATCAAATAATTTAAGATTTATTCCAGCTTCTTCAGATAATTTTTTTAGAAAATCAAAGTCAGATTGTAACTTTTGTTCTATTCTTTGATATTTTCTATTAAAAGAAATTTCACAAATAGCTTTTATATTTCTTTTCTTTGCAATTTCATTAAAAATTGTTTTATATGTTACATTTTCCCAAACTTTATTTTCTTTTTTATCAACAATATCTGAAGCTATATCAAATGAAATAGCTTTTATATTAACTACATCAGGAGGACCACTAAAATCTACAGTATCTATATAAAACAATCCCATATCATGTGTGATTATTTCCAAATCCTTTTCCCAATGTTTTAATGTTAAGACTGCTTTGAGTGTTTCTCCTTTTTGTGGCATCCATGATGATATCCATAACATATCCCTATTCTCTAAAGTGAGCTCTAGTGTATCTAGTTGATTTATAGAGTCACTTTGAGAACATGAAGTAAGTTGACTATGAATTTCTTTTGTTATATTTTTACCTTCGTAAATTATTGTTATTTCTGTCCTTCTTGCATTTTCATTTTCTTTTGTAAAGTCAAAAACATTTATATTTTTAAAATCAATTTCCATATTATCTTCTCCAAGGAGGTAAATTAGAGTCTTTCATATCAATTTTTTTGTATTTTATAACTACTCCTGCTGGAAAAATAAAATACTCTGAATATTCTTCGTTCCATAAATTCAGGTAATGAATAAATTTTGAATTTTTATATAACAGATATGAAATTTTATCCCATGTATCTCCATCTTTCGTTGTATAAGAAGCCCATTTATCTTCCATTTCCTCTCCTCATATTTTCTCTTTCATATTTTTTCATCATATTTTTAAATTCATTAAAAGCTTCATCTCTATTTTTTCTTAATGTACTATCTAGATCTTTGCTATCGTTTGCATAAATCACTGGTGAATATGTTAAATTAAAAGAACTAGAGTTATTTCCATTTTCATATGCTCCTATTAATCTTCCAGTCTTTTCCCATAAGTTTAAACTTCTTTGACTTTTATCATGTGGAATAATAGATTCTGAACTTCCACCTTCTCCAACCCAAGCGAGAGTAGGCGAATTTACAATTCCTCCTAATGCAAATTGGGGAATGTCTCCTCTTCCACCATATGAATATGCTTTCCCATTGTTTTGTGGAATATCTCCTCTTCTTCCTGGAGGTGCTTTCTTTTCATCAATAAACAATAGTTTTTTACCCCAACCGATTGCCTTATCTATTCCATCACTTATTTTTTTAAATATTCCTGTAAAGAAATCTGCTATTGCCATTCCAGTTTCTTTAAGCTTAGTCCATTTCTCATCTATCCATCTAAAAACGCTTCCTAAAATTTCCATTGATGCAGCTTTAAAGTTTTCCCACTTTAAAACGATATTAGTTACCATGCTAGCTATCTTTTCTTTTAACTCTACAGCTTTTTCTTTTATAGTATCCCAGTTACGATATACAGTTATTCCAGCTTTGGCTATCCACCCTAAAGGTCCCATAAGAAACCAAAACTTATCAATAAGTCCAACTACTTTATCTTTTAATTCTATTGCTTTGGCTTTTACAGTATCCCAGTTTTTATATAGTAAATAACCTGCAGCTATTAGTGCTATAATACCTGCTATTATCCATGTAATAGGACTAGCTAGTACTGTCATACTTAAAGCTTTGAAACCTTTTGCAACTTTTCCAACTCCACCTATTAATTTTTTTCCAACAGATAATATTTTTGTTCCAAATGCGTGTTCTGTCATAAATCCTGCTATTTTCATGTAATTAGAATATAAACTTATTCCACCTGAAATAAGTTTTAAAGCAGAACCAAAACCTAATAACGCAATAGAACCATAACCAAAAATTTTCATGAATGTCTTGAAACCTTCTGGGTGTAGTTGTTGAAATTCTGTTATTTTTGTTAATAAATTTGAGAAACTAGTTATTATCTTATTTATTTCTGGAAGTAATAGTGCTCCTAACTGACTTCCTGCTATGCTTAATTTACCCATTGTTATTGCAAGTTGATTTTCGGTAGTTCCTCTTTTTATATCAGCTTCCTTATCAACGCTTCCTTTAGCTTCATCTCCATTTACTTTGTCTAAATTTTCTTTTAATCTATCTGTATTATTTAAAAATTTAGAGGCTGCTTCTAAACCTTCTTGTCCAAATAGTTGAGTTAAAATAGCTACTTGTTTATCTTCATCTTGTGCTTTTATCTTATTGAAAACTAACAATAGAGCTTTTTCACTGTCTTCTTGTGATAATTTAGCTAGTTTCTCTGGATCTATTCCTAAAGTTCTAAACATTTCTTGTTGACTTTTTGTCCCAGCACTTCCTTTATTTAAAGCTACAAGTATCTTTCTTGCACCAGTTGCTGCAACTTCTGCTTCCATTCCTTGCTCTATCAATGAAGCTCCAAGAGCTGTAACTTGCTTTTCTGAAAATCCAGCTACTTTACCAATACTTCCTATCCTATTTACAAAATCTGTTATAGCTGGAGCAGTTGCTCCTGTATTATCCCCTAAATAATTTATTCTATCTGTTAGTTCAACCAGTTCATCATAAGTTAAATTTAAAGAGTTTTTCATATTAAATAAAGATTTTGCTGCTTCTTCTCTATTCATATCAAAAGCCATTCCAGTTTTTGAAGTAAGTTCTATATATTTAATAGCTTCATCCTTATTTAATCCTGTTTGACCTGCATTGGCAGCTGCTGCATATAATTCATCAAGTCCTATTGCTATTTTCTTTTCAGTAATAATTTTATGTAATTCTTTTTTAAAATTTTCCTCTTCTTCCTTATCTTTAAAGTCAAATTGTTTTTTTACTGCTGCAAAATTACTCTCAGCACTTATTGCTTGTTGTACAGGCTTATATAATAATCCAACTCCAGCTGCTCCAGCTTTAATAGAAGTCCCACCTATTTTTGAAATCTTGTCTCCTATTTGTTTAGAAGATTCAGCTTTTGCAAACTTTTTACTTGCTTCAGCTGCTCTATCTATTTCTTTCTGAAGTTCTTTGTATGTTTTTGCAGTATTACTTATATCTACTTTTTTGTCTCTTAATACTTTAGCTGTTTCTCTTACATGCTTTAATTCAGCTGAATAAGATTTATTTAAAGAATTTAGTTTTTTTTCTAAATTCTGTAATGCTTTTGCATTTTCAGTTGTTTGATTTTTTTCATCTTTCATACTTGCTTTTAGTTCAGATATAGCTAATTTAGTCTTTTTTATAACTTCAATTTTTTCTTTTAATGCTTTTTTATCTTCGTTATATCTTCCCAATAATTGTTGAGTTCTTTGTAATTTTATAATCTCTTGATTAAGTCCAGAAACACCTTTACTTGCAAGTGAAAATGTTTTAGCAAATCCTGTTCCTAGTGCTGCTCCTATTCCAAAAGAAATTCCAATTTCTTTCATAAATCCTCCAGACAATAAAAAAACCACTTATCTTTTTTGATAAGTGGTTTAACTTTATCTTTTATTTTTTTAAAAAATTAATTTAAGTATGCTAAGTATTGCTATAACAAAGAGTACAAAAACAATTAGAAAAAATGGTGCAACATAGTTATATATAATAAATCCTATTGCCAAAAATATTATTAATGGAATAAGTTTTGAAAATATTTTTTTTATGTTTTTTATAGTTATCCCAGCTTCTGCAAAATTTTTCACAGCTTCTTTTCTATACTCATTTGATATTGCTTGTTGTTTATTATACCAAGTTTTTATAGCTTTTAACATACTCATCACCTCTTGACAATATTCTATAATAAATCTTGTCAAAAAGCAACCACTTATTTATATATGTGCTTGTTTTTCAAGAATTTCTCCCATATCGGTTGTCCATTCAAAGAATTCATGGAATGAAATATTTAGAAAAAATTCTATTCCTGATTTACTTTCTTTGCTTAGGATTAAGATTGTTTTTCTAAGATCTTTGAAACTAGTGCTTCTAATCCCAAGCCATCGAACAAACCCTTAACCTGGTTTGTAACTTCTAAAAACTCACTTCCAGAAAGTTTTTCTACTAAGTCATCATAAGAACAATCTAATATTTTAGTTGCTAATACTGTCAGATAGTGCTTTGATTCTTCCATTCCACCTTGTGGAAATATCCCGCCCATTAATAAAAATTCTTTTTCTGCTTCTAAAAGATGTCTAGGACAAAGCATGTCTCTTGTTATATTTATCTCCGATATTTCTATCTCCTTATCATCTTTTTTACATTTAATTTTATTTTTTATTCTTACCATTTTTCCTCCTACATTCCTATAGCATCTCTAACTTCTGCTAGTAA